AGTTGGGGATCGAAAAGATCTCTAAGTTGGTGTAAGAGAATAAAGAGTAGAGGGTCAACCTCTACTCTTTTATTTTTTTCTTTTTTATTAATAATTAGATTCTACTAGTTTAATGAACCCATTTTCATTAACAGCTAATGGGAAGTTCATATTCAAGTTAGAGTTACGTGCAATACCAGTTTGGAAGTTGATATTCATATCTTCTAACAAGAATGGATCTGGTAAACTCATATTATCAATTTGCTCACCAGTTTTAATATTCATACAACGGAACTCTCTAGATTCTGTTTTTGGATCAAATACAACTACAGTTTTAATATCTGGATTGTGCTCCATAATCATACGATTTTGTTCAGGGGTGAATAACTCATCATTAGTTATCATAGGTTGATAAATATCCATACCACCTTGTTGTTGAACCATCAATGGTACATCACCACTTTCTAATCTAGGTGGAATGAAACCAGTTTCAAGTTGTTGACGAGGAGTATTGATGATATTTTCATATAAGCCCATGATAGCCGCTTCATCACTACCGCTATTATCAAGTTTAAGTTCTTTAGTACGTTTAAGTTCCATATCATGACATTTAGAGATAACAGAGTTAAGCTCTTTAATGGCAGATAACTTAGTACTAGATAGAGATGAGATAGTGGCAGAAATATCAGTTAGATATTGATATTTACCACGTATCTTAGATAAACGGATATCATTGAATTCTTGTTTCAATTCACCTTGAAGACCATCGATTTGACCAATCATGATTTTGATCAAATCATTAGTTTCTTCATAAGAATCAATGTATGGTTTATTGGTAACGATCTCTTCAGCGTCGCCACCAACTGCAATGTCATCATTGTCTTTATTTTTTCTTGGTCGACCACGTTTACGTGGTTTGATCAAAGTACTTTCATCGATAGGAGAATTCTCCACCACAATTTTTTTACCTTGACCGGTTGCAAATTTATTAAATATGGATGAGCCACTAAAACTAGGTTTAGTTACTGGCTCTTCTACAGTAATATTACCTTCCATAATAGCTTCAGTATATTGCATAATTTATCCCTCCTTTATGGGTTATTTTAAAGTTCTATGTATATATTCTTATAATGCCTAAAAACGTCGAATTATAAAAAAATAAACTCCCAGATACATTAAAGTAGGTATAAATACGAAGGAGGATTTAAATATGGCTAACATCTTAAACATATTTAACCAGTTCCCAAAAGACTATAATTTAACGATTTTGCAAACATTCTTTGCAAAACCATATAAGCAAGAAAATGGTAAGTGGACTAAACCATCTTTGAGTTTAGTTGCTAAAGATAATAATACTGGTAAGAAACACGTATGTGAAATTGAAGATCCTGAGTATATTTGGTTTGTAGCAAAAGAGCCAGATAAACTTACTCATCATTATGACTTCTTACCAAAGAATGAATTAGAAGCTATTCAATGTCCTAATAGAGAATTAGAGAAATGTATAGCTCAAACAACTGGTAATATGAAATTCTTTACAAATAATATTGCCAATGGTGAATATAGAGAGAATGCTAAGTTACATACTTTGAATCAAGTATTCTTCTCTGACCAAAATATTGAAGACCATTATAGATTCTGGTTTAATCGTTTATTCAAGAATGATATCCAATCTGTAACTAAAGCATATCTGGATATCGAAGTTGATATCTCTGATATTGCTGGTGATTTCCCAGAGCCAGGTGAAGCTCCAGTTAATGCAGTAACGTATATTAACAATGGAGTTATTAATACATACATTCTTAGAGACCCTAGAAATCCATTGGTTCAAGAATTTGAAAACCAAGTAGCTAGTGGTCAAATAGAACGTGAGTTAAGAGAACTTATTAACTTTGCTATTGGTGATGAAGAAAGACAACGTAAGTTTAATATCTTTGGATATAAGTTTAATGTAAAATTCTTCGATCAAGAGATACAATTACTAGGTTCCTTATTTAGACAAATCAATACTGAAGAGCCTGACTTCTTATTAGCATGGAATATGGCGTTCGATATTCCATATATAATTCAACGTATTCGTAATCTAGGATATCGTCCAGAGAGTATTATGTGTCACCAAGACTTTAAGATTAATCCTAAAGCGGAATACTTTATTGATACTCGAATGGAAAACAATTATGCAGAACGTGGTGACTATGCATACATTTCTTCTTATACAGTATACTTAGATCAAATGATTCAATTCGCATCTCGACGTAAAGGTCAATCTGCATTTGCATCATTTAAGTTGAATGATATTGGTGCTCAAATCTGTGGTGTACAAAAGTTGAACTATCATCATATTACTACAGACTTAGCTAAGTTACCATTCTTAGACTTTAAGACATTTGTATTCTACAATATTGTCGACGTATTAGTCCAAGTATGTATTGAAGAATCTACAGATGATATTGGATATATCTATAACTCTAGTGTATTGAATAATACTCGATTCTCTAAAGTACATAGACAAACTATCTATCTACGTAATAAACAAATAGATTTCTATTTCAATCTCGGTCTCGTTGTAGGTAATAATATCAATAAGACTAGAGAGAAACCATCTGAGAAGTTTGACGGTGCTTTCGTAGCTGACCCTAACTTGGTTAATGATTCAGTTAAGTTAAAGATCAATGGTATTCCAGTTTTCTTATGTGATAACTTAGTTGACTTTGACTTTAGTTCTCTATATCCAAGTATTAATCGTGAATTCAATTTGAGCTCTCCATCTGAGATTGGTAAGATTGAATTTGAAGATGATAAAGATGCAAGCTCTGCAATCATTGAAGATATTGTAACTCAAGACCATTTAACTATTGGTCATAGATGGTTTGGTTTACCTAACTATAGTGAGTTAGTAGATCAAGTATCTACATTATTCGCATCTGGTAGATTATCTACAGAGAATGAGTTCAAAGTATATAATAAAGGCGAGTTAATTAAACCATTAAAAGTTGAATATAATCAATGTGTACCAGCTCTAACTAGATTTGGTAGCATGAATATGAATGCAATCTATGGTGAAAAACAAATGCCAGGAGGATTATAATGGTTATACATTTCCCATTAAGCCAATCTGATATCGAAAGCTTACTTTCTATAAGTAAGCTTTTGAAATGTGATAAGATTCTATATGATAGAAACTATGTAAATCCAATTATTGGTGTAGGACCAGAGAAATCATACTTCCAGACTACAAGTTATATGATTGATCTAAGTCCTCATATTAATAACCTATTAGTTAATATCTCTGACTTAAAGAATCTTGGTAAGATTACTCAACTAGAGCCATCTAAAGAGAATCCAGAGATAGCTATTCATAAACCAGTTGTATCTGTATTCAATTGGGATGCTGAATATGTTAAAGCATGTATGAATAGTCTAAGAGAATATCAAATAGATGATAATATCATTGCTAGAACTGATGAGTTCCATAATACAGATGACTATAATGAACTTATGGCTGGTAGTGCATCTACTGGAGCATTCAGAATCAATGTAGGTGGGTATATGATTGATATACCTAAATCAGCTATACCAACATTGAAATCTGATCATGTAGTAGCTACAGTGTATAATGCTCCTAATAAAGACTTTAACGTTCTTAGATTTAAGATAACTAAACGTAATGGTATCATTGTTAATCAGTCAATGTTATTCTTACCTTACTAAGGGATTTGGCTATAGAGAATCAATCTCTATAGCCAGATTCGTTTATTTAGCATACGGAAAACATTTAAATAATCAAAGGAGGAACGATAATGGCTGAAGATAAAAACGTAAAACAGCAAGAAGGTCTACTAAGTAGTATCCGTAAAGGTCTTGCTAATTTATACGGTCGTACATATTATACGCCACCAGATGGCGATAGCGAATTAACTCATCTAACCGATAGAATCAATGACTCTATGGGTAAGATTATCAATGATATCAACTATTCTACAGGATTATCATCTATTAGTACCCTCTATGCTAAAGCAATCGATTATCAAAACGATCCAAAAGTAGCAGATGGGTTTGATAACCTATTTAAAGATATGGCTAACGATGGAAGTGTATATAATGTATTCTTCAATAATCGTAGCCTACGTTTATTTGATGCTGAGATTGATATGATCTGTAAGTATATGCCTATGCTTGAAGATGCATTAGGTGTACTATGTGATAATGTAATCTCATCTGACCATTTCTCTAAAGACTTTATCTTCATCTCTGATGAAAATGTGTCTGTAGAGAATAATAAAGAGCTCTTCTATAATAATATCAAGGTACTTAAAGATAAGTATGACTTACTTATCAAATTCCAAGATATTATCTATAATACTTCTAAGTATGGTGAACGTTTCTATTATATCGTACCATACGAAAGAGCTATTAAGAAGTTATTAGATAACCCAGAGAATAAATTCGTAACTTCACATGAAGCTATGAGTTTAACTGAATCTGGTATTCTTAAACAAACTCCAGCTCTAAAAGAGAGTGGAGATGTATTTGTTAATACAATCAATAAGAAAGAACAGTCTTTAGATGTTGAGTTTACTTTCAATATGAGTAATTCTCTATCTAAAGAGATTGTAGCTCATGAGTCGGCAGCGAATAGACTTAAACAAATTAAGGAATCTGCTCTAAACTTCAATGAGGCTACAACTAGTACAGTATCTCTAGTAGCTAATGATAAATTAGATGCTAGTCCATTCTATGATGATACTACAAGTAATGGTTTAATCGTAGCTGGAGATAATAGATTCAATACTAAAGAAGACTGGGGATTGAATGGTTGTGTATTCAAAGAACTCAATCGTTATAAAATCATTCCAGTTAGAATTGAAGATCTTATCTTAGGTTATGCTTATCTTGAAAACGATAGGTATGGTTTAGATGATGACTTCCCAGTAAGTGATACAACTACACCAGTTAATGCTATGGGTATTAATGTAGCAACAGACCTAGAAGCTACAAAGAACTCTGCTGTTATCTCTGATAGTATTGTTAAGACTGTAGCTAATAAGTTATCTGCGGCTATTGATACTAAATTTATTAAGCTTAACAAAGACTTATCTAAAGAAATCTATACTGTATTGAAACATGATCTTCAAGCTGGTAGAAAGAATAAATATAATGTAACTTTCTTACCACCTGATGATGTAGTTCATTGCTATTATAAATTAGATCCTGATACATATAGAGGTATCTCTGACTTGTATAAGTCTATGATACCAGCTAAGTTATTCATCGGTCTATATATTACCAATACTATTGGTGCAATGACTCGTGCACAAGATCGTCGTGTATACTATGTAAAACAATCTGGTATTGATACAAATATCTCTAAGATTCTATTAACTACTATTGACCAATTGAAACGTCAAAACTTCAATATCCGTCAATTAGAATCCATGAAGAATGTATTGAATATCCTAGGTCGATTCAATGACTTTGTTATTCCAACTGACAATAGCGGTAATGCACCAGTACAGTTTGAAGTTATGCAAGGTCAACAAATTGATCCACAAACTGACTTGATGGAAAAACTCCAATCTATGGCAGTTAATAGTACTGACGTGCCATTTGAGATTGTACAAGCAAGACAATCTATGGACTATGCTATTCAAGCATCTATGTCCAATAGTAGATTCTTAAAGAAAATCTATAATAGACAAACTATAGCTAATAGATTCTTATCATCTATTATGACTAAGCTCTATAGAGGTGAGTTTAATAATCCAACAGCGGTTATTAAAGTTAACTTACCAACACCGATGTTCTTGAATCTAACTAATACTAACCAAATCATTCAAAATGCTAATGATGTAGCACAAGCTGCAATGGAAGCATTCTCTGATGATTTAGATGATAATGCTAAACAAATCTTCTTCAATAACTTGAAAGGTAAAATGCTTGAAAGTTATATTGATATGGAAATGATTATGCGTGTTAAAGAAGCAACTAAGATTGAATATGCTGCTAATCAACAAGATCAAAATGCTGATGGTGGTGAATATTAATCCAACAAAATATGGTCATAGGCTTTAATAGCCTATGACCATAAGTTGCTGTCGTTTATTGTATTGAGAGGTGAAACACTTTGTACTTGCGATGAGAGTGACAAAGCAGAAAGAGAGATTTGACCACGCATGAAGAAGTCCGTTCATGTGATATAAGCAGTTTGCAATTATTGTGAGAGGAAAGAACAACTTCCATTCATCCCTGATGGAAGTGTATCTGAAATCCGTTCGGAGTATTCCCATGTATATTTTAACGTAAATCAAGCGTAGTAGAATTGTATCGATTTAAGAAGATTTGTTTCATGAAGTATGTGTTATTAGGTAAGTATTTAGGAGTTTTGTTTAACTTCATAAAATCTTCATACGCAGTCAATATATTGTTACTAAAATGAAAAGAATAAATGGACTAGGAGATTAACTCCTAGTCCACTTTGTTTATTCTATTATTAAAATCTATTAACCAGTATAAGTTACACCCTTACCAGTATTACCTTCACCGTTAGGACGAAGTACTTTATTGTAAGGAGCCATATTAGTTACACCAGAGTAAGTCATTTCAGACTCATCCCAGATTGTACCTTTACGTACCCAATCAAGTAAGCTTTGAGCTTTTCTGTTGATGATTGTGTTTGTAATAGGGAAACCAGAGAACTCTACAGATAATTCTTTGAAACCAATGTCACCACGTTCAATATTGTAGATATTCAAGTCAGCATTTGTTGGTTGAGCAGCTACGATATAGAATGCTTTTTCAACATTCATCAAAGTATTGTCGGTTACGATATATAAGAAGCTGAATACTTCTTGGTCGAAACCAGGTTCTTTGATTGTACCATCTTCGATAAGACCATGATAATGTTTAACTTGAGTTGTAGGGTCTTTAATACCACGTAAGAACAACTCATGTACTTTAGTCATGATGGAACCAGATTTTTCGAAGTAACGCATAGTGAATGTAGAACCAGATTGGCTATTAACTTTGTTAATAACGTTGATGGATTTAACACCATTTGTTAATTCTGCAGTATCGGAAGTCATGTTATCAATACCGTCTAAACCACGGAATTCATACTCCAATACATGTACGTATGTATCAATAAGTTTTTTGTATTGATCATTCTTAGAAGCCAAAGCTTTCAAGAAGTTAGGAATAGTCAATACAATGATCATACCATAACCAGATTCAAATTGATTGAATTGGTGTAAGTTAGCCCAGTCAGTTACACCACGGAATAGTGCATACTGAGTTAAATCACGAATTTCTTTAGTGCCGTCGAAGATAAAATTAACAGCACCTGGAGTTTTATCAGCCATATTATTTATCCCCCTTAAGCATTGGCACTAACAGCAGTAGCGATTGGAATAGCAACGATACGGAAGATTTCAGCTTGAGCGAAGTCTTTGAACGATACTTGGATAACCGCATAAACAATTTTGTTTGCTGCATAAGCAGAATCAGATTTGAAGTCAATAGAGATAGAAGCGAATTTATTAGCATTATTGTTAATAACTGCTTGTACGTCTTGTTTGTAGTCTTCGAAGTCTGTACCTGTGATGAATTTATAACGGGATTTAGGACATGCAATACGAATTTGTTTGATCAATTCTTGGATAGCCAATACGTTATTAGCATAGCTTAATTGAGTATGAATATCTTGAGAAGTGTATTCGGATGCAAGAGAGAAGATACCGTTATAGTATTTACCAAAGTTTACACGAAGGTCATCCATTTCAGCAACTTGGTCGCCTGCAGGAGTAACCTTAGGAACGTAAGATAAAGTACCTTCGATAAGTTCAGGAATTACCCAACCATTGTTTTGACCAGCACATACTAAGGAACGACCATTAGCAAAGTGCATACAGATCAAACGAGCAATGGAATAACCCATAGTTACTGTAATTTGTTTACGAGTATATGGATCAAATACATCGAAGTATTGACAGTAAGTCGCAACGTAACGGCTATTACCACCAGTATTCAAAGTCTTAGCATTCTTGATTGCAAGAAGGTTAGTAAGACCTTTAGTACCCATATCACGGAAATAGAATACGTCTTGACGGAAAGAACAAAGGTTTTCAATAGCACGTTTTACAATATGAGGATAGTTAGCATCAACAACAACGTCAATTGGGTTGTTATCGATATCATAGATATCATCATTGAAAGTACCATTGTATACTTTAGCCATTTCTGTAGCATATACAGATGTAGCATCAGTTACACCTTTATAGCCAGAGATTGGAGATGTACCGAAAGTATCACCATTATAACCACCAGTCAATGGATGACCAGCAAAGCTATCAAGTTTAACAGTCGCTACACCATCATTAGTGGATTCTAGTACTTCAAAGTTTTTGAATACTTCACCTTTCCAAGTACGAGCACCAATGATATCAGATTCACGTAAACGAGTTTCAGATAAGCCAGCAATAGCTGCTACCTTAGCGTAGAATAATTGCATTTGATCTTCATAACCAAAGCATTTAACTTGTTTAGAAGTACGTTTAACTACAGAATCAAAGAATAAGTTGTATCCAGCTTCAACTTCAGAAGGGTTCAAGGAGAATACAATAGATTCTAATGTGTTGCTATTTTCATCGATGTCTAATACATAACGTGCAGATTGTGCAGAACGAGATAATGTAGAATCAAGAGAAATAGTAACGTTCTTTTGAGATACACCACGACCATTGTCTAAGATCAAGAACAATGGGAATTTGTTATCTTTTTTATTTTTGAATTTTTCATAGAAAGCTCTAGAAGTTGCAACGTAGTCATTACCATGAGTATTTTCTTCAGCTTCCAAAGTTTCTACAGAGTAGTTTACTTGACAAACTTTATACATAGCAGCAATGCCATCTACACCAGCTTCGTCTTTAGTATAAGTAGGACGTTGTGCAGGATCAGTAATAGATGCAACATCTACTGCTTTCCAGTATAAGTCTTCAGTTACATAAGAACCATCAGTCTTAGTAATAGGGGATCCAGTCAAAGGATCGAATTTAATACGAGATTCTTGACGGGAAATTTCTTTTACGTGAGCAACTACACCTAGCATAGCCAAACGAGAAGTAGGGTCAACGACACGTTTTGCATAAACGATACCGCCGTTGTTAATTACGTTAGCTGCTTGGAGTAAAGGTTGACCATGACGAGCAAAAGAGATTTCACCATATTGGTCGAAGAAATCGTCGCCTTGCCATTTAGTATATTCTTCAGTCCCTTTGTCCGAAGTAAAACCAGCAAATACAATCGGTTTTGTTGTAGAGTCGGCTATATTCAGAGAGGGAATATAACTTTGGTCTTCAAGAATGATTTTTGTACCAATCATAATCTTTTATTTCCTCCTTAATAGATTTTAAATAATAGTTATAAACGAATCCGATATGGATACTATTTAAACTTTTATTCATATGTTAATTATGGCTATTGCATAAGGATCTTTTCCATAGGTGAATCAACTTTGTTTTTGTTGATCATGGAGTTAACTACCGCATCATCCCAGTTTTCGGATGTCAATGCAGTAAATGCAGAAATATATTTAGGTACCATCTTAATAGATAGTGGCTTATATTTGTGCATATCAGTTTCCTTAGCTAAGCGGAATGGAATTGATTCATCTTTAACAGATCTACATAGTTCAGATACTAAGATGCCAAACATCTGTGCAGAGATACCGAAAGAAGAACCATTGAATTTAATGGAATCCATTAAGAATGCATGTAACTTATCATATGCAATTACATTAGGGATATTACCAGTGATCATAAAGATTCTAAACATATTCTCTACATTGGTGATATCTTCAGGAGATCCAGTATTTACTATAACTACATCGTCTTTCTTGAACTTTAAGATACGATAATCTACAGGAACTGGAATATTCTTATTCAATACATAGTCTTTAACCTTCTCTATTGAAGAAGGCATTGTAGATATAAGAACTGGGTGATTGAATAGCTTAACACCGTAGATAGATTTTCCTTTAGAGTCAAATACCTCATAGGAGAATAGTCCTAATGTGTTTACGTATTCACCAGCCTCTTCGGCATATTTCATATGCCCATCATTTCTAAAATAATTCTCAGGGATATAGAATACTAGTTCTCCATCGCCTTTAAATATAAGGGAAGTTCCTTCTTCTTTAAGGAATGATCCCACATTCTTCATACCCATAGTAACCTCCTATAGAGTAATAATTGTCTTATACTCTAATGTTTAGGGGTAATAAAGTTACTGGATTTATTTATTCTCTAATGCAGTGATGCGGTCAGTGATGGCTTTAAGCTTTTCATCCATAGTAACTTTATTATAGATAGCAGAGTTATAGTGTGCTGTAGTCAATACAGTATAAGAGTTAGCACCATTATAATGCTTAAGTTCTTTACCGATTACTGTAGTAATAGATCTCTTATCACCAAGCTCTAGGTTATCATTCTTATTAATCTTAGCAATTACACGGACATCGTTAGTTGTAGTTTTACCATGATATCCAACTTGGTTACCTAGAGTAATACCATTATTAAGAAAATCATTATTAATGTGATTATAGTAAGACCTTTTAGCAGAATACTTATAAATACGAACGTAATCGTGAGAATTGGCACACATATAAATATCCCCGTTAACGTAAGTAAAGTCTTCGATTTCACAGTATGGCTCCATTTCAATTTCTCTAATAACCTTGAATTGATTACCAATTAGACGGCATTCAATCAAACGTCTAGTTACCGCAAAGATGATAGTATCTCCATTAAAGAATGCACCATTAGAGTCTACGTTAGTTTCATCTACTTTAACAATATACTCGGACTTAGTAGTCATAGTATTATCAGTATATACTCTGACTTTACGGGATTTACTATCAGCTCCAGGAACTATAGATACATATCTACCAGAGCCAGCTATATCTTTACCGATATTAAAACACTTCTCTGGATAGTCATTAAACTCACCTAATACAAGTTCATCTAAATGATTACGGTTAATATTATAAATACGTGTACCATTAGCAGCGCCATTAGTAGCTCTAATGATCTCACCATCCATGAATAATGTATTAACGTGACCAAGTTTATCTATACCCTCAAAGTCAGTAAACTTAACTACATTCATATCCATATCTAACTCATAGATACGTTGTTTAGAGTTATCAGCATTACAACATGCTAAAATGAATCTTTTACTTGTCGGATCATAGGTAAATCCCTGACATTGATTAACTACAGTCTTATCAATATCAATAGTTTTTACAAAAGTAATGTTTGTTTGATCTGCTAAAGTTGCAGGTCTTTGAGCATTAATATCAGAACCAATATGTCTGAAAGATTTCTTAAGAAGCTCAGTGAAGTCTTTTGTATTTTTCATAATAAATTCTCCTTTCATTACTATATTGTAAAAAGAAACCCAGAAGAGGTTAATCCTCTTCTGGGAATATTATTAGATAGCATTCAATTCATAACCTGGGTTAGTATATACTGCAATAGAATGTCTACTAGATTCTTCGGCATATTCTGTAGGATAGATTTCTTCAAGAGCTAAACTATCGTTAGTAGTAGAACCTACAGGTTCCCAAGTTTTCTTAGAGTAGTTATATTTTTTAGTTTCATCTAAGTTATATAATGGAATTCTATATTTACAGAATTCATAGGTACCTAATCCAGGATGATCTTCTGGGCATAATACATGAACGTATTTATCATAGTATTTAGCTAATTCATCAGTGGATGCAGGTCCTAATACGAATTCATATGAGTTAACTGTAGTATTATATAATTTAGATTTAGCATTATGAATAGTAGTTTCATTATCAATGATAAACTTCATTGGTGTAGATGGAACTTCAGGTTTATCATATGCTGGATCCACTACTAAATATATTAAACCATATCCAAGTAATAACTCTAGTTCACCTTTACGGTCAGAATCAGATGTGATTAATACTCTTTTAATATTTTTATTATATGCTAATGGAGCTTTAGATGTATAGATATATTCTAAATCTGAACTCATAGTATCTATAAATTTAGTATCATATGGAGATGCAATCAAATTAGCAGCATTAGCTACTGGTTTATATGTAACACCATCTTGATTTTTATAATACCCACTACCATCTAATTGTAGAGTAATACCATGGTATGTAACAGGATTACCGTATGGGTCAGCAGCACAAATACCAAGTAATGGTAGATTATATTTTACTGAATCATCTATTATATCAGTAAATCTAAATTTAACCTCTTCAGCACCAATAATTTTACCACTACCTTCAGGTCTAGAGTTTCTATTAAATTTAATAACATCTTCGTCTACATGAAGCATTGGGAATTCTTCAAATACTGCAGGTTGATTATAGTCATCAAATTTAAATAGATCGCCTGAAATAGGTACAAGATCACCAAAGTATGCATGACCTGGTTTAATAGTTAATTTAGCTAATGCATCTTTTTTGCTTTTCTTGAGCTTATCAGTGTACTCTTTATAATTAATAGGTCTACTATTCAATACCCCCATTATATTACGCCCACCAAAGTAAGCATTTCTATCTTTGATTAGTTTCAATGATTGTTCAAAATCAAGATATGTACTTGCGTCTACGAATGTTTTTGTTTTAGGGTCATATTTTTTAGTACCATCCATATTATAGATTTCGAATAGTCTTAAAATACCACCCAAGTTTGCATCTTCATTCAATTTAGCAATATTTACAAAATCATCTTCAGTTCTAATTTGAACATTGGTTGCTAACATAATGCTCTCGCCAGGTCTATCAAGATATACAAATTCAGCTAATCCATCATAATTGCTAGTTATACCACTATATGATACATTAAATTCTGGTAATTTAATAATATGAGCATTGCTTTCATCTCTAAAGCTATAATATGTTTCATCTGCACTTTCATAGCTATTATGACCAGCAATTTCTGTAAAATAGAGTACAGAATCCAAATCAATGACTAATTCTCTACAAGTAAGATCTATGTTTCTACCTTTATTTGATAAGGAAAAGTGGAATTTATTAGCATTGATTTTTGTAATAAGAGTATCCTGCTCTTCTCCATCTTTTTTATAGTATAATTTTGTATTGAAGTTAGGGAATACAAATTCACCAACTTCTAATGTATCACCAGACATATTAGATTTATCTAAATGAATATCAGTTGTATATACGGTAGTGATTTCTTGGCTGATACATTTTTTACTTACATAGGTCTTATATAGTGGTTTTAAAATAGTATTATAAATATCCGTAACAGGCTCAGCAGTTTTAATTACTAAGTTAGCATTGCCTTTAGTTCTATATAAATCATCAGTTACTTCAGCAGAAGGGAAATCGATATCTATAGTTTTACCAGCTGGAATAATATATTCATTTGTAGCTAGCAATACAGAGTTAACGGAATTCAATTCCGCACTATCAGTATTATAGATAAATCCACCAAATAATGTATTCTTACCGCTATTAAATCCTTCTAGTACTTTAGATTTTTTAATACCAGTAGGAACTTTATTAATTTCAGTAGCTAATGTAGAAGTCGAATTAGACTCTGGGGTTACATTATTAGATTTTAAAGCTTGTTTTGCATCTCTAATATCAGATGCAATGCTTTCAAGGGTTTGAATGACTTGATTAACAGTATCAGACATTGGTTACCTCCTTTAATTTATTTAATTATAAGTGATCGTATTCTTCCATAGGAGTATTACCAGACGGTTCTGTAGGGAATCCTTGATTATTCTGGAATACTTCTAAATACTCACCACGTTCAGTGATATCGTTAGAGTATAAATCTTCCATAGGAGTACTATCATCTGTTAATACATTAACAGGCTCCCATGCCTTTTTAGAATAGTTATATTTCTTAGTTTCAGCTAAGTTATATAGCGGTAAACGGAATTTACAGAAGTTGTATTTACCTAGACCAGGATGATCTTCTGGTACTAATACATGAACGTATTTATCCACATATTTTGCCATCTCATCTGTAGTATATGGTCCTAAAATGACTGTAGCACCATTACGGGTAACTTTAGATTGGTAAGTTTTAGATTTGGATACTTCAATAGTAGAGTCTTTATCTAGGATATACTTCATTGGTGTAGTAGGTTTTTCAGGTACTCTTGTTGCATTAAATGTTTGATAGATCATACCATAACCTAGTAAAGTTTTCAATACGCCACGTTTTTTACCATCAGATACAATTTTGATACTTTTAATATTTTCATTATATACTAATGGAGCTGCATTAGTTTTGATATTTTTAACCAATCCATTACTACTATCCGACAGATCAAGATCAGTATTATTATATAACTTCACGTCATAATGAGAGACCAATGTATTTACTGCATTTTTAAGAACAGTGTATTTTACTCCATTCTCACGCACTATATCTGCGTTTATATATAGTCTAATTCCACCATATCCAATAGTATCAGAACTATAGAATGCACAGTTTGTAATGAATGGATATACATCAGCTCTTTGTTTTGAATATTCATCAGCAAACTCAAAACTTGTGCTATTATATGTATTAATAGCGTCTCTAGAATTAGAGTATTTACCTAATCGGAGAGCACCTTCTAATAGCTTAACCATTGGGAAGTTTTGATAATATGAGATATATGTAGCTTCATCATATCTAATCAATTCTGGCTCAATAGAGTTGCCAATCATGTAATATACATATCCTTTATTTACATTAAGCCCTTGCACTATAGCTTTAGTATTCTTTTCTAATTTAGCCATGTACTCTTTATAGTTGAGAGCTTTCTTACCATTCTCATCAAGCATCATGACATTATTAGTATTCTTATAATATTCAGTTGCATCGATCATATTATCATCTATAGTATACCCAGGTGATGTAACATATTCACTTGTTGATGCATCTTCAAATGCCTTCGTCATAGGATTATAGATCTTAGTACCATCCATATTATAAACTTTAACTAGACGTAGGATATTTGCAATATGTTTAGGATCTTCTAATAAAGTTTTATTAGTGTCATTTTCTTCTGTACGGATTTGTACATTGTAAGCTTGCTCAACGTTAGCATCTAAGCTAAGACCATTATATGCGTACTCAGTAGCAGCATATTCTACGTTGAATTCTGGTAAATAGATAATATGATGATCTATGTCATCTCTGTGATTATAGTATTCTGCTGCTTCAGGATCATCATCTACTAAATAATGGTAACCATCATGACCAGAAATTTCTTTCTTAATAATTTGAGTAGCAAAGTCTAGATCAACAGTAATTTTCTTACATTTAATATTGAGGTCTTTACCACGATAATTCAAAGAGAAGTGGAATCTATCGATTTCAAAGTTAGTAATCAATGTACCTTCTTTGTCGTCATCATTTTTAGCTGCATAGAAGTTTGTATTGAAAGTTGGGAATACGAATTCACCAAATTTATATACACCATTTTCTACAGTAAGATTTCCTTTCCTCAATAAGACGTTAATCTTACGGATTTCTACTTGTGTAATTGTAGAGTCATTATAGTCATATGTGAGACTATGCTTTAAATAAGTCTTATATAGAGCATTTAAAACTGTATAATATAATTCAGACATTTTACCGTTGTATCTAAATTTGATTATATCACTACTACTAGTATTATTAACAATACCTGGAGTTGGGAAAGTCAGATTCAAATATTTACCTACAGGTACTTCATACTCATCTGCTTTAACTACAGTAGTATTGCTATCATTTAATTCATTAACACTTTCACTATTCGGATATATAAATCCACCTTTAAGGGTGTTTTGTCCACCATTGAATCCTTCTAATACAGTTGATGCCTTGATAGCTGCTGGTAACTTGCCAATTTCAGTAGCTAAAGTTTTTGTGGTACTGGAATCCAGTACCACATTATTTTGTGTGAGAGTAGACTTAGCATTACTAATATCATTGGCAATACCTTCAAGGGATTGTATGATTTGATTAGCCGTTTCTGTCATGACTATTCTCCTCTAATTTGTTTTAACTTTTCATTGATTGCATTCAAAGTAGCATTCAATTCTTCTTTAGTTACCAATGTAGAAGTGTCTACAGTTGGAGCTGGAATAGCCGCAATTGCTGCTTGCATTTCAGTCTTAGTTGGATAATCACCCAATTTAGTGGTCAATGCAGCAGTAGTAGTATATGCTTCTAAATCTTTCTTCTTAGTAAATAAATTATCAAACTCACCACGGTTATATAAGTTACCAAGTTTAGCTTGTTGATATTTAGTTACGAAGTAGTGATTATCATCTTGAGTAATATTAGCAGCTGGAATAGCTTTGATTTCTTCTTTAGTAGCTAAGGAAGATGTATCAATTTCTCCAGTGTTAGCTTTAACCCACTCAGAACCAGTCCAGAATACAGGTGCACCTAGGGTAGTGTCAAAATACGTTTGACCAACAACAAGGTGCTCAGTTGGACGGTTTTCGGTACTCCCAGAATGAATAATTGGCACAGTTGCATATGTCATATTTTTCATACGGTTAACTTTACGTGGAATTATTTTAAAACCGTTAACGAAAATATGTTTTTGAGTTGTACCATCAATACTATATGGATGGAGATAACCAGATACCTCTTCAACAATTGGTTTTAAAGTAAGAGTTTTAGCATCTTCATTAACTGCTGTAATTTCAAATGAAACAGATGAACCAGAGTCATAATTTTCTAATACGGTACCAACATTAACTATCTTACCACCCATAGTACCATCTTTGAATTTTGGTAATTCGCTGAATGTAGCTGTATATAATTTATCTTCCTCGCTATAAGTAAGAGAAATTATATTAGATGCAGCTCTAGATATAAGTACTGATGTAGTGTGCTCATATGTAGATACATATGCAAAGTGACCATATTTATTTGGATCTACTTCAGTGAAGATATCACCTTTAACACCAGCAGTATTTTCAGAGTAATCTGTACCTTTACCTTGGACTGGAGTACCTTCGGAAGATGCAATATAGATAGCACCTAATTTACTACCATTAGCTTGGTCAGTACCATTCATATTACGATCTGCACCAATATATGGTCTAGAGATAAATTGTGTATTCTTAGTATTATAACTTTCAAGCATATAGCCAGATTTATCATATACCAAGTTAACACCTTTATCTTTGAAGAATTTTAAGGTTGCAGTTTCTGTAACACCATGAATTGATAATGGAATCATAGTACCAAAGAATGCAAAGTAGTCAATTTTACTAAGTACTTCTGCAAAGTTAGCATCAAAGTTATCAAATGTTACATTAGAGATATTAAGAAGGGATACTTCACTATCTACTGAAGATAAAGAGATAAACGATGGTACAGTTGCGTTTTGTGCTCGTTCAATATTGAAAGGTTTTAAATCTAATCTAATATCAGAAACTGTAGCACCAGCTGTACAATTGATGGTTAAAATATCATTTAGAGCACCTAAATCATAGTAGCCTTTATAAGATAAGTTAGATAAATTATAGCATGTTAAGTTAACTGCATTACCAACTTCTTTAGCAATCTCTTCATTATCGTATACAATATCAATATTCTTAATGGAAGCTTTAATAGAAATGGAGATATTGTTTTTACAGTTCTTAGTAAGAATATTCTCAATTTTATTATTATTAGAGTATTGACCACTCATCTCGATGGAATATTCCATATTCTCAATAGAGATATTTCTAATTTCAGAATCAAAGAAACTGCAACTTGTATAGATTGCATAATAGCCACCATTATACTGCATATTAGTACATTCAAAGTTATAGAACTTGTAATCATAAGCATTGAATCCTTCATCAGAATCTTGAGTGAAGAATATACCATAAATAGATTGAGATGCCATTTGACTTCCTTCAGCTGGTAGCTCAAGGTTGTTTACTGTAAAACCATCAATTTTTACATTATAACCACGAGTTTGAGTGAAGCTTTCAGGACGTAATTCTAAACCAGTATAATTGCCTTCACGGTTACCATGGAATTCAAGAATAGTTTTATATCTATTTTGAGCATGGATATTAAGGTACTTATGACGATCGCCTGGAATGAATACAGAAACTTTATTAGAAATTTTATAAGTACCATCTGGGAAGATTACTTCTGTATAGTTCTCATCACGTACTTTTCTAAAAAGTTCATTTAGCTTTTCAGTCACGTCAGTAGCACCAGTATTATCAATACCGAAGTCTAATACGTTAATAACTTTACCAGCAAATACTTTAGATTCAATATTTCTAATATCAGAACCTACTTTGCGGGCAAGAGGTTTAAGAGTTTTCTCAATAGCTTTTTTAAATTCAGCCATGTCAAAATTTCTCCTTTCAAAAATTTAAATAAAGGAGAGATGATCGTAATGATCATCTCTCATTAGTATTACTTTATTGTATATTAAATTGTCAGTTATTAAAGACCTATTGTTGAGGACTTTCTGTACCAGCTACAGGAGCTGCAGCTTCAGCAGTACCGTTTTTACCAGCTTCATATTCAGCAACTAAATCAAGTGTACTGAAATCTAAAGCTTCTTCTTTAACATAACCTGTCAAATCAGGAGCAGCAGCAGTGATTACGCCTTCTCCAGAGATAGAAATGCCAGGACCAGCAGTTAATTTAGGTTGAACTTCTGCTGCTTTTGCATAGTCTGCTAAAGTAGTAGTCAAAGATGCAGTAGTTGCATAGTCACCTAATTTAGTAGTTAATGCTGCAGTAGTAGTATAATCAGCCAATTTAGTATCTACAGCTGTAAGTGTAGAATAGTCAGCTAATTTAGTATCTACGGAAGTAGTTGTAGCATAATCAGCCAATTTAGTATTTAAAGCTTCTTCTTTAACTAAACCAGCAACTTTACCATCGACTAATGTAGTAATTTGCTCTGTAGTGGAATATGCGCTAAGATCAGGGGCTTGGTTAGGAGCCGTAGCGGAGATTACACCTTCTTCAGAGATTTGGATATTAAGACCGGCTTGAAGTTTATCTTGCTTGCCTTCTTTTAATTTTTTAATATCGACACCAACCGCTCTCGCAAATGGTGCTAATACTTTTTTCAATTGGGCTTGTATAGAAAGAGCCATTATTGAATTCTCCTTTCAAAATATTATTCTAACGAGTAAACATATTGCTCGCTACTAGTATGTTTCGAGAAACTAGTAGCGAGAATATTTCTTAAAATTAGTTAGCGCCTTCGTTGTATGCGTCAAGCATCAAGTTAGGATCTAATTCTTCTTCCTCTTCTTCGCTTGCTTTAGGAGGAGCAGCTGGAGTAGGAGCAGGAGTTACAGTTTCACTTGTTGCAGGAGCAGCAGGTTGAGCTACAGGAGTTGTAGTTGCAGAAGATGCTTCTGTACTAGGAGTTGCAGCTGGAGTAGATGCTGCAGGTTGAGTTTCGCCAGTAGCTGGAGCTACAGGTGCAGTTTCAGTACCAGTAGTTACTGCAGGAGCTGGAGACTCAGTATGAGTTTCTGTATTAGCTACAGGTGCTACAGGAGATTCTGTGTGAGTTTCTTCACTTGTCACAGGAGCAGCAGGTTGAGCTGTTTCGGAACCGGTTGTTACTGCTGGAGACTCAGTATGAGTTTCCTCAGTGGTGCCTGTTGCAGGAGCAGGTGTAACTTCAGTGTGAGTTTCTTCACTTGCCACAGGAGCCGCAGGTTGTTCTGTATGAGTTTCTTCAGTATTAGAAGCTGGAGACTCAGTATGAGTTTCTTCACTTGTTGCTGGAGCCGCAGGAGTACCTTCAGTACCAGTAGTTGCTACAGGTTGTTCTGTATGAGTTTCTTCAGTAGTAGCTACAGGAGCTGCAGGTTGAGCTGTTTCGGAACCAGTTGTTACTGTAGATTCTTCAGTAGTACCAGTGGAAGGAGCTTCAGTATGAGTTTCTTCATTAGATACAGGAGCAGTTTCAGAACCTGTGTTAACAACTGGAGATTCAGTATGAGTTTCTTCACTAGTTGCTGGAGCTGCAGGAGTACCTTCAGTACCAGTTGTTACTGCAGGTTGTTCTGTGTGAGTTTCTTCACTAGCTACAGGTGCAGTTTCTGTATGTGTTTCAGAACCAGTAGTTACAGCTGGAGCACCTTCAGTGTGAGTTTCTTCACTTGCTACAGGAGCAGCTGGGGACTCAGTATGAGTTTCTTCACTAGCTACAGGAGCTGTTTCAGTACCAGTTGTTACAGCAGGAGTGCCTTCAGTAGATACAGGAGCAGCTGGTTGTTCAGTTGTACCAGTTACAGCTGGAGCAGATGTGGTTTCAGAACCAGTATTTACTGCAGGGGACTCAGTGTGAGTTTCTTCACTAGTGGCAGGTTGAACTGCAGGAGTACCTTCAGTACCAGTAGTAGCTGGAGATTCAGTATGAGCTTCTTCAGTTGTACCAGTAGTTACCGCAGGAGTGCCTTCAGTACCAGTAGTAGCTGGTGACTCAGTGTGAGTTTCTTCAGTTGTAGCTACAGGAGCTGCAGGTTGAGCTGTTTCGGAACCAGTTGTTACTGCAGGTTGTTCTGTATGAGTTTCACCAGTAGCAGGTTGATTTATTACAGGGGCTGCAGGTTGTTCAGTAGTACCAGTTGCTGGAGCAGCTGGAGTATTACCTGTTTGATCTGCTGGTTTATTTTCAGCAGCACCATTATATGCATCAACCATGAAGTTAGGATCTAATTCTTCATCTTCATGATGTTCAGTATTACCTGTAGATGGTTGAGGATTTGCAGGAGTTTCAGTATGAGTTTCACCTGTAGTAGAAGCTGCAGGTTGAGCTGTTTCAGAAGCTGTGTTAACAGCTGGAGTACCTGTTTCAGTATTACCTGTAGTAGGATTAGCTGGAGTTTCAGTGTGAGCAGTTTCACCAGTAGATGGTTGTTCAGTTGTACCAGTGGAAGGAGCTTCTGTATGAGTTTCAGAACCTGTATTCACAGCTGGAGTACCTTCAGTACCAGTAGTAGGATTAGCTGGAGTTACGGCGGAATTTTCACCTTCGGTTGTACCAGTGGAAGGAGCTTCTGTATGAGTTTCTTCACCAGTTGTTGGATTTGCAGGTTGTTCAGTATGAGTTTCTTCAGGTTTATTAGGTTGAGCTTCATCATGTTTAGGCTCCTCTGTTTTACCGTTTTCATATGCATTAACGATATCTTTACCTAATTTGTCATCATGCTTATCTTCTGCAGTTGCAGTATAAGTAAGACCAGAAATTAACCAACCGGCACGAGCTGCACCGTCAGCGATAGCTTTAAGGTTACCAGCAACAGTTGCACTTCTGAAACGAACTTCTTTATCTTCATCTGGACCATTATCGCTCATAGCAGCCAATACAGATGTAACAGAATCTTCATCCAATGGACAGTTAGTCAAATCAAGACCAGTATTCAATTTACCAGATAAACGAAGTGTGCTTAATGCAGTAGCATCTTTAAACATATCTTTTGTTGTAGTCAAAGAGCCTACATTCAATTTCAATGCTTTCAATGCTTGACAACCTTTAAACATAGCTTCAGCATTTTGTAAACCAGGAGTCTTGATTTCAACTTGTTCCAATTTGGAACAACCTTCAAACATACCTTTTGCAGATGCTAAGTTTTCAGATGTAGTCAATTGAACTTGAGTTAAGTTTTGGTTATCTCTAAACATATAGTTTGCAGATTTAACTTTAGCCAAGTTCAATGGAGCTAATTCGTTCAATGCCAAAGCACCATCAAACATGTAGTCTGTGTATTCAGTATCATCAGTATTCAAGTTGTTATCTAACTTAGTTAATGTAGCAAACTCTTTAGGGTATGCAACTTTAAGGAAGTTGTAAGCATTCTTAGATACTTTGATGAAGTTAGCTGCAGAATCTTGACTCAATTCAGAATCTTCGATTACACCAGCTGGTTTCAAACCACGAATGTTACGAACGTCAATGGAAAGAAGTTGGTTTTTGAAGTCGATAGAAGCATCGAATTTAACAACGATTTTTTCATCACGTTGAATTACGCCATTAGCGGAATAAGTAGAGAGACCAATGTGTTTATTAGTCCAGTACTCGAAGTTACGTACTTTACCAGCAGCACGTTTCAATTCACCATCTTTTACATAGTCAATTTCCCAGATTTCTTTAGCACCTTCAGAGAGAAGAACTTTATAGTTATCATCTGGATTAGAGAATACGAAAGAGATTAATAAGGAACGGCGAATCTCAGCTTTAATGTCAACCATATTAGCTTTAGGACAAGCACGTTTATTATCACCGCTAGCGGTAGAATAAGGGTTACAATTGGTAGGGTCAATTACATTATCAATTGCCATTTAGTTACCTCCATTTATAAAAATATTATATTAAATTACCATAATGTTGAAAAATATTGAGGAAGGTCATTAAGACCTTCCTCTAGATATTTTATTTACTGTTAGGAGACCATTTTTGAGCCATAAGAGCTTCAATAATACGGTCTGTAGAAGTTTTAACACCAAGGGAGTTAGCAGAGTTAAGGGAATGACCTACACGAGCTTGTTTCATAGCACGGTTAGCAGTGTATTTTTCAAGCAAGTTTTTAGGTAAGTTCATAATCTTACGAGCTGCCATTTGACGTTGTTCAGATTCAGTCAATTCTGGATCTTCATGGAAGTAGTCGGTTGCTACATCAAGAAGTTCAGTGTATTTGTAAATCATTTCTGTATATACAGATTGATATTTACGACCGAATGTACGAGTATCAGAGATGATACGACCATCTAATGCAATTACAGTAGAACCATCAGCAAAGTTGAATGTGAATTTATGAGAACCAACTTCTTTAGATTCAGTAATAGCAATCTTATTAGTATTTTCAACTTCTTTACCATTTTCATCTGTAGTTTTCTTATCAACAGATTCAAGGATTTTAGCTTTCAATACATCAGAGAAGTCTTCATAAGGTTTTTCTGGTTCTGCGGAACGACCATCAGAAACCATTTTACCAGCTTTATCAAATTTAACTACAGCATCATCAGAGTAAACGATTTCGATAAAACCTTCTTTATCGATTTTAGCTTCTTTGATTTGAGTTTTAGTCAAACGGGTAACTGCTGCTTGGTATTCTTTAACAATTTCAGGGTGCTCAGCAATTACATCTTCAGGGCGTTGTACTACATAGTAGCCAGAGCCTTTAAGAGAGTTATAATCTTCAGCATCACCATGAAGGTTACCTTCATCATCAACTAATACTTCAATTGCAGTAGCACGACGATCTTCTACTTCAACGTTTTCAGTTGGACCATAAGTGATTTTAATAGCAACTGCAGTTTCTTGAACTTCAGATTCCATTAAACCACCTAATTTACCAGGAACGTAGCAACGTTCATCTAATGTTTTACCTTGAGCTTTAGCTACATCGAATGGGGATACGTATTTGTATTTGTCAGTTTTTAATACTTTTTTAACTGTTTCATCAGTATGATCAAAAGCATTGCGAACAAAGTTTAAAACTGTACCATCTGTATATGTGACAGTACCAGTACCCTTTTTATCAGCATCTTCTCGGAATACACCATCAATCTTATTTACAGGAGCAGAATCTGCTGCAGTAGTAGGCTGAGTAGCAGTATTACCAAGTACTTCATTATCAGGCATAATACTTTCTCCTTTTAGAAAAAATAGAATTATAAAATAATGACCCCAATGGTTTTTCACCATTGGGGTAAACCATTATTCATATGTCTATAATTATTTTCTACGTTTTTTAGTTTTAGGAGCTTTAGGTTCTGCAGCTTTTGCTTTTAGACCATTTTCATAAGCTTTAAAACCAGTGGAGATAGTAGAGCATAAACGTTGATAGTTAAATGCTACTTCTTGGAAGATACCAGATACTTCTTTCTTAGTCTTCATAGAATGAAGAGCACCACTTAATAGAAGCATCATTGTATACAAACGCATCATTTGAATTTTATCACTGAAGTTAGTTGTAACTACAAGAAGTTCCATTAAGATAGAGAAGATATTAATAGATTCAACTTCGAAAGAAGTGAATTCAGAGATAGCGTCCATGAATACACCTACATTGATATTCTTAATATTAAGACGTACCAATGCATTATGAATAGCATCAACGTTACGTTGTTGGTGTTTGAATGCTTTACCTACGTTGAGGTAAGATGGTTTATCATTCAATGCTTTATATAAGAAATCATATTCTTTAGCATCATTATTAGCATTCAATACATTGATACAATGCTCATGAACTTCTTGATTATCTGTAGAATCCATAATACGATTCATTTCAGTAATACGATTTTCATAAGTTTCTGCAATGTAGTCTTCTAATAATTTAGATACTTCTTTAGTTTCTTCAAGTTCATTAACTTTCTTAATCGCATCATTAACAAAGTCACGACCTTTATCCATAAATGCATTACCGCAGATTTCACGAATGAAACCTTCGATGAAGAATTTATAGATTGTAGCATCATTAGTATTGACGCCAAGTTTATTAGCTTGAACTAAAAGCTCTTGTTTAGCTTGAGGTCCTAAGATCATTAAGATATCAGATTGTGGATCATTTTGAAGAGAAGCATATGTATGGATAATATCTTGATATACTTCATCAGACAACTCAATATCTTTGAATTCATCAGACTCAGCTTGTTGAGCTTTAACATCTGCTACAGTAATATCAATAGTATCGAATTTGTTTAGGATTTCTTCCAATTCTTTACTATCGATAGGACTTTCGACATCTTCGGAATTTCCATCGGTGCTAACAACTCTGCTTGAGATTTTAACTTTAGAAGCGTTTCCTTCATGTCCGCTCTCAACTGTTGTTTCGTTGGAGGGAAAGTCGGCTTCAGCCTTATCCTCCTCAGGTAATACTTCTACTTTTTCCATCTTTTCGATTTCTTCTACAGTAGGAATAGTCTCTGGGGCGATTGGTTGAATAGTTTCACCTTCAGGGAATTTAGCCATATCTTCTTCAGATACAGTTTCCAATTCATTGATTTCAGTTTCAGTTAAACCCTCAGCATCTTTAGCTAAGTTTTTTACAAATTTAATGTCTTCTTTAGCAGTTGTCATTAGAATTCTCCTCATCTTCTTCTAAAATTATATCATGATCAAAAGCAGTAGCTTCTGTCATATTTGATTCATCAATCTTTTCACCAGGTCTATATATGGGTCTAGTGAAATCTCTAGTAATAGTAATTTCTTTCTTTTCCATGATTAACCTAACCCTTGAATACGTAGACGTATCTCAGTAATATACTCAGGTAAGAAGTTTTCATTAGATAGAATAACTCTCATGAAATCATTATAGATATTTACATTCTCTCCAAAGTTACTTACAATCAAATCAACCATAGGTTGTTGATAGCAACTTTGAAGAAGATCAATCATATTGATCTCTAATGTAGCGACATATTGGAGTACTTGTGGTAAGTTAGCATTAATAACTGCTAACTTAGTATTCTCCATAGTCTTACGGTTATAGATAGTAGAACTATCTTTATTCTTTTTAGATTCCTCTAGCTCTAAAGCAGCATAGATGGAATCTTGTTCTCTAACGATCAATCCGATAACGAAATCAACCATATGCTTATTGAAGCTACAGACTAAGAAGTCATATAATGTAGCTGCAGCAAGATAAATATTATCATCCGTCATAGTATCGAATGACATATTACAAGAATTACAGATAATATCAATGATATTCCGATATGTGTCTCCTTCTACCGCATTAGTATTTTCGACATCCATTGGGAAGTTTGCACGGATATTATCAAAGTTAGATTTAAATGTGTTTACAATATTAGGTTTTGGTATAATAGCAAACTCGTAACGTTTACTGATCTGATCAGAGATCACATCATAAATATAATCACTACTAAAATTTGCTAAGATTTCAGATAACTGATGCTCATTGGCTAACTCATAGCCACTTGCTGTACTATATCCGAACATAGCTCCTCCTTACAAAAATAGATTTGTATAAATTTACTATATTGTAACTAGATAAATAATTTTTAAACTTTATCATAAAATTTTGCAAGGTTACCAGATATATGACTTTTGACATTTGGATCATCTAAACTATAGATAGAAGTAAATGCTGATGGATCTAATTCTCCTTCAGTCTCATTACGTATTTGATCTATTGCATCTTTAGTCATATTATATTTATAAGCATAAGCTTTTAAGAATTCAGGATTTCTAAATGCTTCTTTAAGAGCTGCATCTTCTTTAGCTCGCTCAGCTTTCTCCCATTCTTGGTAAGTAATACCATGAGCTTTAATCATGGCTTTATATTTATCCATCGGAGTAATCTCTTCAGGATTATCTTTATTCATTTCCTGTTGAACTTGATGAATCTCATCATAAATCTCAACAGTCTCTGTTCCAACATCGAATACTACATCATCAACATCATTATCAGTCTTGATACCTTGCTTTGTAATACCGAAGTTTTCTTTAAGATTCTTACCTTCATACCATACATATAATGCCATGAGATAAGAGAAAGTTAAATCGTCATGAGTATTAGCAGAGTGCTCAATCTTACCATTACGTTTAACTTCTAAACCAATAAATTCATCATAAAGTTGTTTAGTAACAAACTTATCTTTATGATTATCCATACGCTCTCTTAAAATTTCCATTAAGAGTTCACGTACATTCTTAGTTGAATCAAGACCAAATACTTTAACTAAAGCCTTAGTCTTCTTAATTGCCCCAGGACCTTCAAAACGTTCTTCAAGTATCTTTTCTTTATGCTCGAAGTATAAGTTCTTAGAGATACCTGCCTTCTTAAGTAATGCTATAACCGACGCCCCGAACCCGACTGTATTTAGATATAGTCGCTACTCTATACCCGTGCGTTCTGGCATCCACTCCCATTACAGGACGTGTCTAGATCATTTGTCATCCTCCAACTTTACTTGCTGAGGCTAGGATTTTTCTTCCGCCAATCGCTTGCGGTTCTACTCTCCCGTCAGGAGATGATCGTTGAACGTGTCTTCTTATTAAGAAGCTTTCGCTGCTAAACGTGGGAGATATCTTTACTCCACATGTGTCAAAGCAATTAACCCTATTGATACATAGACATTTCTATCTATGCAGTGCGTTCTTACACCATTTCGTTCGACGTTGATTACTACATTAGGCATATACTTTTGTGTCAATTCAACTATAATCTTAGCCAACTCAATTTGACTAATATAGTTACATTTAAACGTACCGATAACTTTAGTAGTCTTACTATCAATAATAGTAATAGCAGAACTATCTCGTCTATAACCACCAGATACGTCAACCCCCATTATTGGAGGATCTATAGGTTTACCATTTCTACCATAGTCAATCTTACCATATAAGTTAACTTGGAATTTACCACCTAATACTTCAATAGTACTATCAGGATCTTTAGTTAAACGAGATACGGTTTCTAATTCATCTAAGGTAAATGGTGAATTATCAGAACCTTGAGACCATTCAAGAAGTACTTCACGACGGATGTCTTCCCAACGGTTATTCATAGTTCTACAGATTTCTCTAAACCAGTCTTCAGACTTACCAAGTTGAGCATAACTGAACTTGATATATACGAAAGTAGACTTAGTATTAGAATTCATTATATCCATAATCTGTTGATATGATTTATCATACCAGAATTCAGAGAATGGAACTGCATCTTCTTTCATTTGGTATGCAAAGATACCTTCAGTGGATGTTAAGAACCCTGGAGTCGTAGTGAATAGGATACCATAAGGTGCACCATTTGCTCTAGCATTATCGGCAGCTCTCTTGAATGCAGGAACTGTATTAAGATAAATGATTTCATTATATGGTGCAAATCCCCATTCGTCACCCCAGAGTAACGGAATAGATTTACCACGTAATGTATTTTGTGCAGCTGTCTTATTACGAGCAGAAGCTACAGTGATAATCTTATTTCGGTTAACAGCATGCTCAAGTCTCAATACTGTATCTGATACTTTAGCATTCTTACCATCACGGGAGAATGTTTGATCCATACGTAAATATGGTGGTAAACACTCACGTAAGTTTTTAAGAGTTTGTAAGTTATCTTTGGAACCATCTAATGCTTTATGCATAAATGCAATAGTAGAGTTAGATGTACCAAAGTTAAATAAGTGTAAATATCTAACGTCTGCTGATAGTGTTTTACCATGCTGACGAGGGAGCTCTAAGAATATATTCATATTATAAATAGAGCAGAAGAATAATGCCATATTACCACGGTGTAGCTCTAATGGAATACCTTTACCGCTACCACCTTGGTCTGGCACACGTACTACTTCACGAGCAAAGTACCAGAAGTTTACCATACATTCAGCTAATACTTTACCTTTGTAGTATGCACTTAAATTTGGATCATGTGGATCTATACCAGCAAGATCTGGATCTAGAAGTGCCAGCATGAATTTATTATTCTTTATCCCAATGGCTTTTAAATACTGATGCATCCTTATGAAGCTAGTATTTCGAGTAGACATTTGATAATAGATCTTCATAAATACCTCTAGAATAATATATTATAAACGTGATATAGTGATATAAGATTTATAGTAAGGAGGTTATATCATGCTATTCACAATTAAAGAAATTAAGAAATTGGAATCACAATTCCGACCAACGTTAGTGATATACTATTTAGTATTATTACTTACGATGGTAATCATTATTGGATCTGTTATAGATCCACACTTTATGGTAAGATGGTCTTACTGGCTAACAATGAATGCTACTCAGAATATCAATACTGCAACTACAGTAATGGTATTAGGTAACCTTGCTAAACTAGTAACCATATTCTTACTTGGAAATTATGCTCAATACCTACATAGATTCATTCATGTAAGAATCTATGGTAAAAAAAGAAAAGTATGATAAATATCTCCCATAGGATTCAAAGATCCTATGGGAGATATATGTGTCTTATTTTTTTTCTTTTGTTGCTTTTTTAGCTTCAGAAACTTTTTCTTCAGCGTTTTCAACGATTTCTTCTTCTTTTGCAGGAGCAACTGCAGCTTTAGCTTCTTCTTTAGCTTTATCTTCTGCAGCTTGCTTAGCAGCTTCTTCTTCAGCTTTACGTAAAGCTTCTTCTTTAGCCTTAGCTTCTGCCTCTTTACGAGCTGCTTTAGCTTTTGCTTCAGCTTCTTTACGTGCAGCTTCTGCTTCTTCTTCGGAAATAGAAGGAAGAACTTCTGTATTATAGTTAGTGAAGTCTAATACTACTGTATCACCAGTAGGAAGGATTTCACGTACTGTAGCTTGTTGAGAAATGCAATCTGCAATTTCTTCTACAGTCAATAATTCACGATAGATACCACGTACAAATTTGTTACGTAAACGAATTGGACGACGGCATTCAACATTAACAAGTTTAGTCTTCAAAGTGCTCATCATATGCCTCCTGAATAGAAACGATTAATTCATCATCGATAAGATCGTAAGCTTCTTTAAGCTCAACGTTATCTTCGATTTCTTCAGCAAGATCTTTGCTATCATTTTCATGAGTGCGATCGATATCAGAAAGCAATTCAATCTCAGCTGCGTCATCTTCGTCGTCAGCTTCGATATCAATTTCTTCATCTTCTAACTCAGCTACGGAATCGATATCAGTGTTGTCATCGTCATCATCTAATTCGATTTCATCCATAGCATCAACGACATTGTCGATTGTATTATCCATATCGTTATCAGTAGCTGTGGAATCAGCAACAACATCTTCTACAGTAGAAGCTGCATCATCAAGCTCTTGATGGATAGTTTTATCATCTGCCATTATTAAATCCTCCTTAAAAATATTAATCTATAGCAGAATCGATGTAATCATCGTTATCATCTGCTAGATCATCTAAATCATCATCGGATAATGTAGATAATGCAATATCTTCATCATCCATAATTTCATCATCATCGTCACCATTTTCAATGGCATCAATGATATCTCTTTTAGCAATTAAAGAATCTAAGAAAGCGTTTTCATCGACCATTACGTCAAATGCATCTTTCTCGTCAATTTGCTCTTTAAAATATTGATCGAGTTCACTGTTCATTGCAGTACCTCCATTAAGATTACTGATATGTTAACGTGATACATTTTTTAATATTGTTTGAACTTGACGTTCTAGGATATAAATAATCACAGGAACGTAGTAAAATATATCATGTTGAGGGATAGTATAGTTAAAGTCTTCTAGAGTCTTGATTAAGAATTCTTCATATCTATTCATCTTATCTATATTATCATTAAAGTAATCAATGATAATATTCTTGAAATAGTTTAGATCATCAGTTTCATACCGTTCATTGTCTCTAATACGCATAACTGTATCATCATCAAATGAAGGTACTTGCCAATAGTCACCCATTTTGTATTCATGGAAGATATAATAGTATTTCTCTAAGCTATAGTATAATAGAGATGTCTTATCTTCTACCATCATACCATAGCAAGATGGATTACATATAGTACCAATATCTTTTCTTTCTAATGAATGGAAGAAAGATTTAGAATAATCTAATGCAAATGTAGCCCTAGGAGTTAGTTGATGTGCTACGTGTAGATAATCTAATTCGCCACTATTCATAATATCATGACGTTTAATGAATTCAATCATGTAACTATCATAGAAGTTATGATCATCATAAGAAAAAATAAAAGTCTGAGTTTTATTACTATAGAAGAGACTTCTATAGTAAGCAATCATATCTTGACAGATATTTTCTAGTCTACTGATATAAGCATAATCATCATCTTTGATTACTAGAGATAGATTTGTACCAATATTAGTTGTATCCATAGTATAGGATTCAACTACTAAAGAATCGATATCTGTATTATCACCATCATGGGAGCTTAAACGATAAGATATCTTATACATATTAGCCCCAGTAGGTAATGTATCTAATGATACGCTTGTAACTTTAAATAGGTATTCTTCATTAGTATGATTAATAATGAAATAGTCTTGAGGATATGGTTTAAATGCATTAGGTACAATATAAGCATCACCTTCGATTGTATCAGATTCAAGACCGAAATCACCAGCATCCATTTGGACTTGAATTCTATCAAGACCAAAGATAACTGTATCTTTAATTTTATTATATCTTAATGGAGAATCTCCATCAGTATAACTATAAGCTAAGCTTGTAGACTCATCTAATGTACTCTTACTAGTATTGATATTGTAGTAAGTACAGGTAGTAGGAGCTTTATCTGTAAAAGTATAGAATGTATTATCAAGCCGTTGAACTTGTGACTCTAATATAGAGTTTATCGTGGCTGTATATGTAGTGTCAAGGAATTTACCCATAGTCGACCTCCTTTATTAATGTGATGTTTTAGACAAAAAAATAAAGCGATATGGACTTTAAGCCCATACCGCTATAGTATTTGTGTACAGAAGTCTTGTATCTTACTTAATGGAACTCCATAATCTTTATCTGCTTGGTTTACATGAGCAAAGACTCTAGACCCTCTAAAGAATGCTATATTATTCTTTATGAAGTATTCTATTTGTCTTTTAGCTATCTCACCAGCAGAATCATTATCAAAGTATAGGTGAATATCCATATACATTATACCCTTAGATAAGATATACTTTAAGATAGCTGAGTATTTGTTACCAGCTGCTGCAAAGTATATTCCTGTAGATCTATTAGCAATATTATTATATATAGATATGATATCAAATTGACCTTCTGCAATATGTACCATAATTCTATCCGATGTATATGGAATAGAAGATGGTATGCAGAAAGCTTTATTATAAATATCTCTATCATCTAACTTACAGATTAGATATCTGTATTTGCTATCGGTTTGTCTAATACAACGCATAGAGAGCGATGTATTATTAACTGAGAGGAATCCTACATAGTCCCTTTGAATTCTTTCAAAATCAGATTCTGTAGCTCCCAGATACCTCATGATCTGGCGTTTAAAAAAAGAGAAATCGAAGATAATCTTCATATTCATCATTTCTGATACTGATAAATTAGTACCAAGACGACCATTGATGTAGCTAACCTTATCTGGATATATATCATAGTTTACCTCAAATGCATCATATGCCACTTGAGGTTCTCGAATACGATTAGATGAATAAGAGTTACCTCTACTCAATCTCATCTCTTTATTATGAATATCAATAGCTTGGATAAGTTCCTCATCTCTAATATCTAAGAGATTAAGGAAAGTTCTATTAACTAATCCACCTGCTTCACATTTAAAGCAGTTAAACATGTAAGGCTTATCTTTCGATAAGCCTATATACATGTGTTTCTTCCCAGCGGAAGATGTATGCCCACAGTATGGACACCGTAAGACTAATTCCTTTTTACCAGCAGCAAACTGGCTATTAGGAATTAGTGCTTTTAGTTTGCTGCCGATATCCATTATAATACCTTACTTAATACTGTTGATAATACACTCTTACTTTCAGAAACAAGCTCTGTAACATCTTTAAGTTTATCTTCTTTTAGTGCGTATAGAATGATTCCACCAACTACTAAAACTGGTGTTACCGTTTTAATTAAACTAGCATCTGTTTCTGTTAATAAATGATTGATAAATTCAATACCTTCAAAATCGTTCATGATAATTTCCTCCTATAAGTTATTTTTTATTAATAGCATTAACTAAATCTTACTTACTTTACCTTGGACAAATGCTTCTACCAAATCATCAGACCGAGATGTAGCTTCTGCTATTTTTGCTTCAATCAATTTTTCAATATCTGTTTTAGTAATAGAATCAGTATTAATACTTTCTTCTTTTTTACCTTGATTAGCTAAAGCTTTAGCTCCTTCAACTGCCGCATAGCCAGCTAATACTGCACCGGCAGCTTTACCTGTAGTTTCAATTACATTACAAATACCATCCCAATCTTCTTTAGATAGGGAATCAATTAGATCTAATACCATGATGTATTACCTCCTTGTTAAACCATTAGTTGAAAAGTACGTCTAAAGTAATCTCTTGGATTCTTTTACGTAATCCTTCCTCAGAAGTTTGCTTATATAACCATTGAAGTGCTGGAATTAGGCGAGCTGTATTTCCATTAGCCAACTCTAATACTTCTTTAGCAGTAGCTTTCTTAAACCCAATAGCAAAGCCAATAGATTCATAATTCAAAGTAGATGTATCAGGAGCCGGTGGTGCAGGTCTTACTGGTTTTACTTCACCGATTTCGATTTCCATAGACTTAGGTTCTATTGGTGATAATGTTTCTACTTTAACTGCTTTCCAGTCAGGCTTAACTCCTACAATAGTCTTTTTATCTTCATCATCTTTTTGGTAGATGAATGGATTTAATCTATTACCATTTAGATCTTCTTTAGGAAGCTCATCGCTGAGAGTAATTTTATTGATGCAGATGTCATAGACATCTTTAGGTGTTAGTTGATCTTTGAACTGTTCATATGTAGCTTCTAAATCAGAGCCACATTTTGCAAATACTTCTTTAACATCGTTTGCTAATTTAACTGTAATCATAATTATCTTATCCTTTCACTAATTCCAATTTGTGATTTAATACATAACCAGATGGATTAGATCTAGTTAGTTGAGTCAATACATTCATAAGTGGTAAGTACTTAAACTCTTTGATTGTACTGTACTCTTGAGAGCCATATGTAAACTTACCAGTATTGACATACTCTTCTAAATAATCTTCTAGATAATAGAAGAGACTTAAGTTGTTATCCATTCTATTATATAGATTTCTAGAAGAGTTAGTCTTTAATCCATATTTCAAGAAGATATCTCTAACCATTTCTGGATTAAAGTTTTCACTTCTTGCAGCCACAAGTAAATCATATGTAAACTCTGCAGACTTAACTGCATTCACTTGCGGATCAGATAATACTCTATGGCTACTAATAATATCTGCATCAGCTGCATACTTATCAAAGTATGCTTGTTGCATATATCTTCTAATATTAGTCTTAGCACTATTGACTGTGTAATATTCACACTCATACTCAATAGCTAAGTCTAATACTTTGATAGACTCGCCTAACTTAAACATATCATCTATTAGTTTACTATTGAAGTATCTGAAGTAGATATTGTTTAAGATAGCGATATATGGTCTAGTAGTACACTTTTGAAGAATAGTAGTTAAATCTAAATCTTCAATTGTACTATTAAATCTACGCTCAGCTACATCTTTAGCTAAATCGTAATCATCATAGATTCTTTGTCTTAGCACTGGATTGATTTCCATCATACAATCCAGTACATCATCTCCAGTTCCAATATCAATATTATTCTCACGAATAAATTTAACGTTTCTCAATACTACTTCTGGTATATGATCAAATCTGTATTCCTTATTCATCCGTTTTTACAACTCCTAACTTCTTATCCCATTTTCTTCCAGGGATTTGTCCTTTAATAGTCAACCAAATATAGTATAAGAAAGGCAATGTTTTATATATCCGACTAATCTGCCAAACTTCACCTTTATACATAATAGCACCTTTCTTAGCTATATTATTTAAGTATCGTCTATAGTTTCTATAGAATGTGATATTCTTAGTAAAAATCTTTATACTTCTATTAGAGTTATGAGAGTATTTTACATTATATTTATCACATAATTCTGTATAAGTTTTATATGGATCATCATTATCCAATAAACTATCTATTACTAATACAGCAAAGTCTACAGATCTTTTTAGAATATAATCCGGCAATCTACCAACTCTTCCAACATAAATGCTGATTTCTTCAGGTTTAGCTGTATATTTCTTGATATATTCATCAGCATCATATGTTTGAGTAGCTAAATACTCACATTTCTTTCTATTACCTCCATACTTTAATTTGATTTGACTTTTAGATAAAGTTGTAGCATCAAATATCTCTTCAATCAATTTTATATTAAAGTATCTGAAATAGATATTACTAATAATAGCTTTATATTTAAAATAGGATCCTTTACCTAATGATAAGATATCAGTAAGAGTTATTTCTTCGAATGGCTTTTCAATAGCCTCTTCCATTCTAAATATTTGATCTGTATCGGCTCTAATTGTATTAATAAAGGGATTAATTACATTCAATTCAGTTTCCCTAACATTAATATCATACCTTTGACAGAATAGATAGTTCTTTAAAATCATACTATCTACCCCATCAATAAATTGAGTTAATTTCATTAAAATCTACCTCCTTATTTTTGTAAACCAATTCTACCAGCGGAAGCTGAAATATATTCAATCTTATGATTACCATCACGATCAAATTCTACAAATTCTCCCACTTGTAATGCCAATATTTTATTTGCGTTTTTCAATACCGCCTCCTTAGCTTCATTAGGTAACTTCCAATCTGGATCGCCAAAGTTAACTACATTCTCTTCACTCATTTCACCTCCACCATTCCAGAACTCGGAACCAGACTTACGCACTGCAGAGAAGATGTTTCCATCTACATCTACTTCGGCTGTCATCCAGTCATAATAATGAACGTCATACTGGAAGTATGAGTCATTATAACCATAATTGGATTCTAACTTATAGCTATTCTCGTCTAAACGAATAATCTTTGTATCTGCACTAGATAGATTTAGAGATGCTAAAGTTTCAATAAGTTTATTCATGATATATTTCCTCCTTTACTAAAATCAAATTACTATAAGAATATATCATATCACCCTTATAATATATAAATATAAAAAAAATAGAATACAAAATGCCACTAGGAGATTAACTCCTAGTGGCTATTAGATTATTTCTTACCGTAAGTATTATCCCAGTCAGCAATCTTCTCATTGATTGCATCAAATAGATCAGTATCATAACAGAATCCATTAATATTAAATCGTAGTTCTTTGATATCTTCAATATCCATATCCCAAGAACTAATCATTTCAGACTTAAAGTCATAGAGGTATTCTGAATCCACACTATTATATAATCTAGTATATGCATTAGTAAAGTCTTTAATGAACTCTGTAGGAAGCTCTATATCTAGAGCATTTTCAATTTCACCTATGATATAATCTACTTCCCAATAGAGATCTTGATTAGTAAACTCAATACCATTGATTTCAGCTTTGAATTCTTGAATAACTTTTGATTTCATTTTAATTTCCTCCAAATAAAATAATATCCACTAGGAGCATTAAACTCCTAGTGGCTTTTCAGTATAATCTCTTGTATCCATATAACTAAGCATATCATTAAATGCTTCTTTTGCTTTAGGATCTGGGTTATTTACATTTATATATCCTTCTGGGGCAAGTATCATTACATTATCAGTTTCATCTAATGCATATTTGATATCCCCAGTATCAGCTACATAAAAGTTATCTCTATTTACATAGAATTTATATCCAGTATAATCAGATTTAAATACGGTCTTATCCTTTCTTAGCTTATTGCTAATCAAAGTATAATATCCCTTTAGTAACATAGTAAATCTCCTTACATATTAGAATTAGGTATTATTCTTTTGTTGATCCGTATTTAGAATAGACAATCCCTTCTACTTTAAGGGACTTAGTTAATACAGTATCTAAAATTATCATTAAAGTTTCATGCATATATGTATTAGTATTGGACTCCATCATAAATAAGACGTCATCATCTAATCCATAATTATGAATCTCAAATGATAGTCTCTTCAATATTGGTTTACTTCCAGATATATCAAATACCATACCAGACTCATATGTAATACTATCCTTACATTGTCTGCATTGGATGTATATATGTTTACCTCTATTTATTATATCAGCATTAACTCTACCAAATAGATATTGCTTATATAATTCTACTATTGATTTAGACATATTAGTCTCCAATTTCTCTTATCCCCTTAAGTTTAATAAATGAACTATAACCAAAATTAAGACTACAATCTTCAAATGATTCTAGTACTTCAGCTATTGCATCATCATTAACTCTACCAAGTTTAGTAACTTCTTTGACTGGATAGATTCTATCGCTTTCAATAAAGTCTAGCATATTAATATATGCAAAGCTTATCTTATTATCACTCTTTTCAATTATGAATCTACCTTTAATATGATAATAATCATCTTTATGGATACACTCTACAGAGAATGTATTTTGAGTCTCTCTAATAGTAATATTACCGAATAGTAAATTACTTACAGATTCAGAAACTTCACCTAGTTTAAGCATCATTCTTCTCCTTTATTAATAAATCTACTTGAAATCCTAATAGTTGGATCATAACCATATCTCTTATTATAATCTTCAAACTTATTGAGTAGATTAACCATCTTAACATGATTAGCTTTACATAGCATAGTAGATCGTTTATCATCTTCTGGTTTCTTACTATTAATATATGCTAAATTAACACGACCATTATTCTTATCTACCATTAACTTACCAGTTATCTTAATATCTTCTTGATCAATTTTACAAAGGATATTTAGTTCTCTTGTATATTCATTAATAGATACTTTACCAAATAGCAATGGTCTAATACTATCAATTATTTCATTAAAGTTAACCATTAGTTAATTCCTCTTCAATAAGATCTAGATCCTTGTTAAGAATATAATTAGAATAAATGTATTCTAGTACATCATCTAAGTCTTCTTTTTCAGCCACAAGATTTAATATTGTACCAGATTCTAATTTAGTTACGTTAAAATAAATCTTCCTTAGAGTATCATCTTTGAATATAAGATTCATAGTATATCTATACCCATTCTTAAATACTCCGCATATAAAACATACAGATTTAGTATTCATATTACCAGTGATAACAATCGGACCAAAGAGATATCTATAGTATCTCTTAAAAATTGGCTCATAAAATCCGTTTGGTAAATCATTCTTTAATGTAAATCTCATTTCAATCCTCCATATTTATTATAAAGATATAGTTTTAATGTCTTTATTATATCCAAATTGGCTATTAGATTCTTTAAATATAGCCAATAATTCAGATATACGCCATTTATCTTTTCTAGCTAATCGGTATGTAGTCTCTAATGGATATTCTTGATCGCACTTATCATATAAACTACATTCAATATTTAATAATGTAACAGTATTCGACTCTTTACTTATAATTATTCTACCATAAATACTTACTTCTTCTTCCCTATATCTACACTCTATGATTATATTTGGTAAGAATTCTTCTACAGTTACATCGCCAAATATAATATCATAGAATTCTTCTGGCATATCATTTAAGTTAATCATATTCAATCCTCCTGAAATAAAATATATGGGGTAAGAGAGACTAAACTCTCTTACCCTTAAAATATTAACCATTATTGATTAAGCTTGCATAGATTAAGAATTCCTCATTAAGTAACTCCTGTTGTGGGATGAATGCTTTACCAGTATTCTCCTTATTATCGAAATCAATAATTTGGAACTTAGATGATACTATAGTAGCAAGCATAGAAACGAGTAGATTAGTAATCTTCTCATTTCGATAAATGGATGCAACAGATTCATATGTATTAGAAGAGGTAATCTTCAATAACTCTTTCTTATTCATATTAACCCGTTTGATTACTTTAACAAACTTACCAGATAAGATTGCTTCCATTGTATATAAGCCATTAGATGCTAGAATACGTTTAGCTGCAATGATAAGTTTGATATAGTTAGTTAAATCAATAGAACCTAAAGAAGATGGATCTCCAAACCACTTATAGAATAGATAGCATACTAGCATCTTTTGATGTGGTACAATTGGAGACTTACGTCCTTTAGATAATTCTACTTTATAATAATCAATCTCTTCTTTAGAGAATGGACCAAATCGTTCTTCAATTTGCTTCATAGTATTCTTGAAGTTTACTTGATTATGAATCAATAAGGCTTCATTCTTCTTAGAGAGATGACTTTCAAATTTATCGAATTCTGAATTGTCATCATCATCACCTTCATTACGATCAGATGATAATTGATTGAATGCGAATTCATATTTAGCATTAACAACCTTATTCTTGATATTGTTTTTAATGGATACATATATTAGATTCAACAATGTACCATTATAAACAGCCTTTGGAATAACTTGGATGATAATACTAATGATTGTATCAAAGCTATGAGAGAATTTGTTGCGGGAACGAATGAATTGTCTATCCCATGCACCAATATTCTTATTCATATCTTGTAAGATACGACTAGCAGTTGTTTCAGATAACTTAGTATATAGATCCATATCTGGATGCATATCTACAATAAGGATATCATAGAACTTCATCAAGTATTCGTCTATATTTTGTACCTTTTTGATATAAGCATAATGGATCAATAGTGGAATCAATATTAATTGAAACATACTTACTTCCATTAATGCTTGAAGATGCTTATTAGCATATTGAAGCACATTACCATTCTTCTTATTACGTTTAATATGAATGATAAAGTTATCTTCATTCAATGCTTTTACTTTTCTAGCAAATGTACTAAACAAGATATCTCGTTTAACATCTGCCATGAATGCATCTAGATCATATACATTAGATTCATCAGTATCAATCAAGAACTTAATTCTTGCATAGATAGCAATTAACTCATGTTCAGGATCATAGAATTTTTCAAAGTAATTTAGATAATGTGTAAAGTGATCTACACGTTCTTCAGAAGAATAGCATTTCTTAATGCTCAATACAAATGAGTTAAAGATAAGACTTTCTTCTTGGTTATTTGTAAGCATTTGAGACAATGGAGCGATAATCTGTTTACCTCTAATTGTCTTTAATACTTTATCTTCCTCTGATGTTGGGAACCAATCATCAATAGGTGGAATTGCATCCTCTGGTCTAATAGATGTAGAGAACGTTCTTGCTTCTGGAGTACGAATAGAGTACTCTCTGTCATATATTTCCCCTGACTCTTCGATATTACGTCGAACAGTTTTACTTGTCAATGCTTCTGTTAGTTGCATTACTTCCTCCTCATACATAAACGAATATCATTACTATTCATCTTTATAATATATGATCTTATATTCGTTTCGTAGTCTTGGTCCTCCTAATATTCGATTTGATATTTTTACTAAGAGCCTTGCTTTGCATTGATGCGGCAGTTGTATTAGTAGTTCTAACTTTACCAATATGCTTAACTACCTTATTTGCATTACCACCAGACTTAACTCCCTTTTTGAGTAATCTATGTTTAAATAACGGATCTATAGCTCTAGCATTCTTTTCACCTTCAAGACGAAGTTGTGCTTTAGTGCTACAGTCGGTTACTAATTTGAAGAAATCTTTAGCATTTCTAATTACTAAATTAGATTCTTCATAATAATGCTTCTCTAGATAGCCATGTTGACGTATATATAGGAACCCGAAATATAGAATTTTAGCGAAATTCACTACCCCATAGGGGTTACGTTCTTTAGGCTTAGATTTAAGCACTTCATCTGGAACTTTATCTAAAAGCTCGTCTACTAAGATGCCATTTGCATTATATACATGGGCAAATGTGAAAACGAAAGCTGGGTCATTAGAGAAGAATTGTACTTTATAATTCTTCAATGTACTAGAGTGACTATCAGTTGCACTCTTAGGGGAAAATTTAAATACAACTTCATATGTAAACTTAGGTACTATCTCAGATGGTACTCTAAGGAGAATGAAATAATTTTTACCATCATTGAAGAAGTTATGATCGATCTTCCCATTGTATCTTAACATAACCTTTTCAAATTTCTTCTTATAAGCTTCAGCTAAATATTGCGAGCCAGTCACATTACCTTTACCCGCAGGAGATTTTCCATATTCATCTAAAGTCATTTCTAACTTAGCCATCCAAACTTCTCCTTAATGAGGTTCTTACCAGGATAGGAATTCAATTCCTACCCTAGTAAGCTTGCTCTGGACAATTAATCTTTATAGATATTGTGTGCTGGAGATTGGCAAAGGAATTGCTTAGTCGTAACAAGCATACCAACCACATTAGCAACAATGTCTAACACAGTGATATCTGATTTAATAGAAGATAATACTAAACCATCGGCTTCACCTGTACGTAAGTTGATAGGTGTTTTAGTTTCGATAGTAGTCTTGATCATATCTTTAACTTCATCAGATGCTTCGGAATATGAGGAAGGTACTTCACCAAGGGAAGAACCATAAAGTTTTGCAAGTAAATCCAAATAGGAGTTGTATACCACGCTAATGATACCACTATTAGGATTTTTATGAAGTTCATGGAATACATTAAATGCTTGGATATTAGCACCCCAACCATAGCCATGTTCAGCGGCAGACATGCAGTTCAATACAGCATCTTCTGCAGCATCGAAACGATTATCACGTTCTTCTGGAGTAGAACCACCAATATATAAGTCAACCATATTAGCTTTCATGCTATGGATACGACGACGTAAGTTACCAATATCATTTAGGTTCTTACCATCTTGTTTAGCTTGAGCTAATTGCATTTCTAAGTTATTAATGATAGATTTATAGAAGTCAGAGAATTCAGTAGTACCTTCTTTGTACATGAGTTTAGGGTTAATAATCTTAGTTTTATTATAACCAGCTACAACTGCATCAGCAGTACCACACCAATCAACGATTGTATCTACTGTTGGAGCATCGCCATTTTCTTGGTCTTTTTCTTGTTGCTCTAAGTTGATATACTTACGAACTGT